TTGTCGGCCTGTACAATGATGACTTCACAACCGCTTACGAAGCGTTTAGGTTTCGGGAGCGGATCCGTAACAATGTGCGTTTAGCCGAAGCGAGTGGCATGGCGGTGGTTAATATAATGAGTGAAATTTAACAACTTTTAACATTTTTGTATTGATATTTACCCCATCTTTGCATCACTAAAACAAACGAAAAACTAATTACTATGAAAGCACAAGATTTAAAAGTAGGTTCAATAGTAGAAATAAGATTGAATTTATCATCACAACAAATGAACCACCCAGTACAAGTTGTAGTAGAAAGATGCACAGAAAAGTATCTTTGGTTCAAAAGCAATCATTTGCAAAGAATGGGCAGAAATACATTCGACACTTTTGTACAACATTTTGGCTATAAAATTATATCACTTTAACTAACCAACGGGGGCGCAAGCCCCCTTAATCTAAAACAAACAACTATGAGCAACACAATCACAAAAACCGTTGACATACTTTACACGTATGCAACCGAAGACAAATCAATGAGCATCGAAGTTGATGGCTTAACTACTTACCTACGGATTGATGGCGAAATCGAAGCATCGTGGCCGACTGAAGCAAATGAATTTATTATGAACGTACTAACACAACACAACAATGAGCAAAATCACTCTTAATGACTACAACAAGGCATTATTAATCTGCCAACAATACCGGGCGCAGATAGATAGCGAAATCGGGCGCACACCATTGCGCTCGTTTATCGAATACAACAAGCACCGAATGAGCAAACGTTTGGTGAACGTGCTGAACAAGGCAACTGCGAAGTTTGATACGGTGGAGGATTTGACAGAGGGCAAACTGCTCACCGTGCGCGGTTGCGGGCAGTTGACTATTAGTGAGTTTAACGCTTTAATAAATGAGGTGCTATGATTGATGTGTGGTACTCCCTTGACAACCTTGGCTTGATTGCCGAGTGGTCAGCAGATTGCAGCGAACTTAACTCGCAGCTATTAGATAAGATTTTAACGCACTTTGAGGGTCGCACAGATGTACGCATCACCGTATCGGTAAAAAGTGTCAACCGCAGCCAAGGTGATGAGCAATGGATTGAGCAAGAATACTCCAACGTGAGTGATGATGCCAAGGCATTGCCAAACGAATTATTTACACAAATTATTAACCAATTTTATATCTAAAACAATGAACACAATTACAGGAACCATTAGAGAAATCTACCAAACCCAACAAGTAAGTGACAACTTCGCCAAGCGTGAAATGGTCGTAACCGTTGCCGATAAATATCCGCAACACATCACCATTCAATTCACGCAGGACAAATGCACCATGCTTGACAAGTACATGGTAGGTGACAACGTGACCGTATGTTACAATCTACGAGGCAAGCAATACCAAGGCAAGGATGGTTCAGTTAAGTATTTCAATTCAATTGAGGGATGGAAAATTGATAGGACAGAGAATGTGCCGTTGAGTTACACAGGATCAAGCAATGATGCTTTATTTTAAAAATTAATACTAACCCCCTAAAACAAACAAACCTATGGAAACCAAGACCCATTTCAAAAAATTACGCAACCCCAACTACATCGGTGGTTGGGATTTAATCGACCAAGACAAGACCGTAACCATCACCAAAGTGACCAAAGAAATGGTGCATGATGGCAAGGGCGGAGAGTCCGAGTGCTGCACCATTCACTTTGCGGAGTGCAAGCCGATGGTTGCCAACGCTACAAACTTGAAGCGCATTGCCAAACTGCACAACTCACCATTCATTGAGGAATGGATAGGCAAGCAGATTGTTTTAACTACCGAGAAAGTCCGTGCGTTTGGCGAGGTTCACGATGCCGTTAGGGTATCAACCAAGCCAGCGACCAAGCCGACAATGACTGCCGACACTTTATTGAAAGCCAAGGCGGCTATCGCAGCGGGTTCGGTTACGATTGATGCTATTAAGAAGAAGTACACTTTAACTGCGGAAATGGAGGCCGAACTGACAAATGGATAAGCTATTCAAAATACATTGCAGCCAAATCGGTAAGATAAGTGGCCACGTTGGATTAACAGATAATCAAACGATAAAGTTAAATGAATTATTTGAGCGAAAAAAATTAGGACTTAAGCCACTAACTGCTAATATGGAACTTGAGTTAATTGACTTAATCGAAAAGAAAAACAACCCAAAGTTGCCCGATACTTGCACTACTTATTTAAAGGAATGGTACGCAAATGACCGCGAGGAGATTAGAAGCAAGTACATCGACAAGGGCAACATGGTTGAACTTGATTTGATTGACTTTATGGCCGAGCAGTTGAACCTCGGAATGGCCGAGAAGAACACCATCACGATGCACAATGAGTATGTGGTTGGCACGGCCGATGTTGTGACACGTGACACCATTATCGATGTCAAGGCCGCGTGGAGCATCAAGACATTGCACGATGCCGTTACGAGTGGTATAGACAAGGACTATGAGTGGCAAGGGCGCGGTTATATGATGCTATGGGATAAACCAAACTTCGTTGTATTTCACGGCCTGCTCAACACACCAGAGGAAGCTAACTACGGAGTGGAGGTCAGTTACGATGACATCCCTGCGGAACATCGTTGGGTAGCGTATAAGGTGCAGCGTGATGTGACCATTGAGCAGCAGATTATACAGAGGGTGATTGAGTGTAGGGAGTGGTTGGAGCGGTATGATCAAACGGTGCGAAATTCGATAGGCCGCTTGCATACTTAAAATAAATTAGTATATTTGCAACATTGTTACGGTTCGACATTAAAGTAACATAACCTTATTGACCCATTTAGCCGAGTGCAGAAGTCGAACCCTGTACGAAGTTAGATGGGTTTTATTTTTTATGAAATCCTACATCATTTATTCCCCAAGCGGTAAGAAACATCAACTAACCGCTGATAGCATTTATCACGCAATACAACGCGCCAAGAAGTTAGACAACCATTTATTCACAGAGCAACAATACTTTAAACTTAACAAGCTATGAAAGATACATTTATATTGCGTTCGGAATGGTGGCCTGCCATATCTAAATTAAACGACCAACAAAAAGCAATTATACTAACCAATTTATTCAACTTTCACTCCGATGCCGACATCGACCTCACAGACCCATTGGTTGAATTAGTGTGGTCATTTATTGAACCGAATTTAATTAGAAATATTGTTAATTACGACCAAAGGGTTAAGAAAGCAGTTGAGAACGGCAAGAAAGGCGGCAGACCTAAAACCGAAAATAACCTAACAAAAGGGTTGGGTTATTTTGAAACCGATAAAAAGCAAACCGTAACCCTAAATGATAGTGTTAGTGTTAGTGATAGTGATAATGAAAGTGTAAGTGTGAGTGATAAAAACAACCCGCCCGCCCGCGAGGATTTTCTTTTATTTTGCAAAGGGTTGGATATTGACTTCGATAAGCTACAAGATACCATCGGGGCAAAGTATGACACTTGGATAAGGGCAGGGTGGCGAAATGGCTTCGGCAAACCGATTACAGATTGGCAGCAAACGATTATCAACACCATACCGCACTTGAAACCGATGCCAAAAAAGAAACAGGCAGCAACCGATGTAAAAACAACACTTAACTTTGGAAAACGATGAAGCAGCAACTACCTCCGCAATCACCCGAAATAGAACAAGCCGTACTCGGGGCGATACTGACCAACAAACAGGCCATTGAGCAGATACTTGACATCATTACTGATGAGTCATTTTATAACGAAAGCAACGCGGCAATATTTAGAGCGGCCATGAACCTGTACAAGGATAGCAGGGGCATTGACTTGTTTACCGTTATTGATGAACTAAAACGAATGAACAAGTTGGAGTACATAGGTGGCCGAGTGTACATTGTTGAATTGATGAACAAGGTATCATCATCAGTTAACATCGAATACCATGCCCGCATATTAGCCGAGCAGTATGTTAAGCGGTCAATGATAATGCTATCACTTGGCATTGCCAAGGAAAGCTACCAAGATAGTTCCGATGCCTTTAACGTGCTTGAAATGGGGCAGCAGATGCTTGATAAGGTCGAAAAGTTTGTGGCCGTTGGCAAGGTCAACACTATGCTTGACTTGTTTTATGAAAGCGAAAAGCGCAATGATACCATTATCAGCCGACATGGCATCAGCGGAATACCAACAGGTTTCCCGCCCATTGATAAAATTACAGGCGGTTGGCAATCAAGTGACTTCGTTATTTTGGCAGCAAGACCGGGCATGGGTAAAACATCATTGATGTTAAACTTCATACGTAACGCAGCGGTTGAATTTAACGAACCCGTTGCGGCTTTCAGTTTAGAAATGTCGGCCATGCAGTTGACCCACAGGTTGCAATCGGCAGAAACGGGCATTGCGTTGGAACGATACATGCGCGTTGGATTGAGCCGCGATGAAGTGGAGTACAACCACATTAAATGCCAAAAGTTAGCAAGCGCACCGATTTATATTGATGATACCGCAGGGTTAAGCATATTTGAATTGAAAGTTAAATTGCGCAAGTTGGTACGTGAGAAAGGTGTTAAGATGGCCGTGATTGATTACGTGCAGTTAATGACCGTTGGTAAAGGTGCTGATGTGCATAGCCGTGAGCAAGAAATAAGCTACATAAGCCGAAACCTAAAAGCCATTGCCAAGGATTTAAATATTCCTGTGATAGCACTATCGCAGTTGAGCCGCAAAGTTGAGGAACGTGCCGATAAGATACCGCAATTATCCGACCTGCGCGAGTCTGGTTCATTGGAGCAAGATGCCGACCTTGTGATGTTTATTTACCGCCCCGAAGCGTACTCGATTTATGAGGATGACAAAGGCAACAGCACCGTAGGTAAGGCAAGCGTAATGATATTGAAGCACAGAAACGGCAGCACGGATGATAACATCGTGCTTGGTTTCAAGGGTGAGTTAACAAAATTTTACACGCTTGGCGAGAGTGAACAACCAAATAATGTATCTTTGCAACCATCGGATGAATTTTGAAATGACAATCAAAGACCTCAACACCTACCTATTTGAAATCAAGCGCAGGGACAACCCAAACTTCCCCGAGCATGCATTGGTTCCTGTTAAGCATTCGGACAAAACTGCCAACGGATTGGAAAAGGCCATTGTTGCGTTTCTACAAGCGGAGGGATGGCAAGCCGAACGGATAAAGAACACAGGCCGATATGTAGATGAAAGCTATACCTATGTGAACGTAATGGGGCAGACACGCAAGGCGGGAACGGGGCGCTATATCAAAGGCACGGGAACGAATGGAAGCGCAGACCTATCGGCAACAATCAAAGGCCGCTCGGTCAAGGTAGAGGTTAAAATAAATAAAGACCGCCAATCCGAAGTCCAACGCAAATACCAAGCCGACATCGAACGCGCAGGTGGTGTGTACGTGATTGCCAAGGATTTTGAAACGTGGCATGGGTGGTATTTGGATTTTATTGGAAATAATTTGTAACTTTGCGGTGGATAACTGTGTAAAATACAATAAAATACATTACAATGGGCTTTCAAAAAGGTAATACAGGCAAACCAAAAGGAGCGCAAAACAAACTAACAAAATCGGTTAAAGAAGCGTTTGAAGTCGCGTTTAATGAACTGCAAGGTGATGAGAACGCAAACTTGGCAACGTGGGCGAAACAAAACACAACTGAATTTTACAAGTTGGCTGCGAAACTGATACCAACTTCAGTTAATGCTGATTTGACTACGCAGGGTGAGAAACTATTGTGGAAAGTAGAATTTGTCGACAACGAAACGGATAAGGTTCAATAAGGTCTATAAGCAGGCCTTAATTAGTCAACACCGCTACCTTGTCCTCAAAGGGGGCGCAGGCTCTGGCAAATCCATTGCAGCCGTTCAAAAGATAATCCTGCGCACCACAACCGAACGCGGCCATCGTATATTGTGCATTCGTAAAGTTGCCACAACGATACGCAACTCAATCTATCAGTTGTTAGTTGATAAGCTACTTGAATACGATATTTTTAACGAATTTATCATCAACAAGTCCGAAATGAGGTTTACTCACGTGCCAACAGGCAATGAGATACTTTGTGCCGGTATGGATGATCCCGAGAAAATCAAATCCATTGCGGGTATCACTTCGGTTTGGTGCGAGGAAGCAACCGAGTTGGATGAACTCGACTTTAATCAGTTAGAGTTAAGGGTGCGCGGTCAAACGGCCAACTATAAGCAATTCATAATCACATTCAACCCTATAAGTGAGCAACATTGGTTAAAGCGTAGGTTCTTTGACATTCCCGATGATGAGGTGTACATATTGCACACAACATACCGAGATAACTCATTCCTCGATGCTGATTACATCCATCACTTAACCGAGCGTGTTAAAGCCAACCCGAACCTGCACAAAGTTTATGTTTTAGGCGAATGGGGTAAAGTAGATTTCGGTGGCGAGTTCCTCAAAAGTTGGTCCACCATCAAGCACACAAGGCAAGTAAGCTACGACCCAACACTTGCCGTTTGGCTTTCATTCGATGAGAATGTTAACCCTTACTTCCCGTGTGGAGTGTTTCAAATTAGCGATGACAACGAGGTGCGAATGTTGGACTGCTTGGCATTGAAAAATCCCGACAACACGGTCAAGGCAATGGCGCGGGCAATACTGCAACTGCTACGGCATTGGAAGCATACAGGGCATGTTTACGTTTGTGGTGATAGCACCTCGCAAAAGGATGATGTTAAGCAAGAAAAGGGCTTTGACTTATTCCGACTATTGATTACTGAACTTGATGAGGTTAAACCGATAAGGCGCGTGAGCAAGTCCAACCCGAATGTAAGACCGAGTGCTGATTTTTTCAATGCAATATTAGCATACAATGAGCAAGGCATTTCATTTGTTGTGGATGAAAGTTGCCGTGTAGCAATATTGGACTTTGAAAATACAAAGGAGGACAAGAATGGTAAAGTAGATAAAAAGACCGTATTAGACCCCGTTACCAAAGTTTCATACCAACCCTATGGCCACATAGTTGACTTGACAAGGTACTTGTTGACCTCGGTATTCGCCTCACAATACGCACGCTTTCAAACGGGCATCATCAAACCGCTCGTTGTTGTGGGCAAGGATGCGGAGTGGAAGTCAGCGAGCAGGTTTTAGGTCTAAATAATCTTTGGATATTAGCAGAAATAGATTTTGCAACTGATGAAACGATACAAGTTTTACATCCTTTCCTGTT